GAATTACATTCTTGTTTCGGACATCAGCCGGTTCGTCTTTGCATTCGGTTGCAATGATTATGGCGGGTCTACTGCTGACCCCATGCTGATCCGCTGGTCGGATCAGGAAGATGCGCTGAACTGGACTCCTTCTGCAACCAACCAAGCAGGTAGTCTGCGGCTGTCCAGGGGTTCGCAAATCATTACAGCCGTGCAGGCTCGACAAGAAGTTCTGGTTTGGACTGATGCGGCGCTGTATGCGCTCCAAAACCTAGGTGCTCCTGTTGGTTGGGGCGCTCAATTGGTCGGTGAAAACATTTCAATCACCAGTCAAAACGCAGTCGCTTACGCAAACGGTGTGGCGTTCTGGATGGGCGTGGACAAGTTCTACGTTTACAGCGGAACAACTAAGACCCTCAACTGCAACCTTCGGCAGTATGTCTTCTCAGACATCAACATCAATCAGTTCCAGCAAATCTGCTCTGGAACAAATGAAGGTTTCAACGAGGTCTGGTGGTTTTATCCTAGTGCCAACTCGGAAGTAATTGACCGATACGTCATTTACAACTATCTTGAGGACATCTGGTACTACGGAACTCTTGGTCGAACGGCTTGGCTTGATTCCGGAATTCTTGTCTACCCGATTGCTGCAACCTACAGCAACAATCTTGTAGATCACGAATTTGGAGTTGATGACAATGAAACAGCAACTCCGTTGCCTATTGAGTCATATATAGAATCTGCTGAGACAGACCTGGATGATGGCGACAATTTCATGTTTGTGAGACGAGTTCTCCCTGATGTGACATTCAGGGGATCGACTGCCGTATCGCCTTCTGGTACTCTTACGCTCAAACCTCTTGCTAACTCTGGATCAGGGTATATCTCTCCCGCCTCGATAGGTGGAACATCCAGTAACGCAGATGCGACCGTAGTCCGCACGGCAACCGTGCCAATAGAAGCCTTCACAGGGCAAGTCTATATCCGACTAAGAGGTCGTCAAATTGCAGTTCGTTTTGAATCCTCTGCTTTGGGCGTCCGGTGGCAGTTGGGCTCGATGCGTTTAGATTTGCAGCCTGATGGAAGCGGATCAGGTTATGGAGTTGCGGGTGGTCCATGAACAACCTTACCTACAACTTTAAGGCTCCAGCACTTCCGCTTCCGCCAACTCAATACAGCAACGAGTATCAAAATCAATACAACAACATCCTCCGGATCTACTTCAACCAGATTGATAATGTTTTGAGGGAACTTGTGGCTGCTCAAGGTCCATACGGGATTTACGCTGCTGGCACTGCTGCCGACGCATTTGGTCGGATGCGTGTCAGTCAACCCTATACTTTGTTCGACAGCCAAAACCGCTACGCGGCTGACAATCAGTTTGATGTGTCCACGACCGGCACTGGAACTACTACCTTCCTGACCAACGAAGCTGCGGTCAAGATGGAGGTTACTGGGGCAGGCGTAGGCTCGGTCAAGCGGCAGTCATATCGCTCGTTTCCGTATCAACCCGGAAAAGGTTTGCTGGTGCTTGCTACGTTCGTGATGGACAGCAGCATGAGTTTAAACCTCACCCAAAGGGTGGGCTACTACAACGATCAGAACGGGGTGTTCTTCCAAAGGGTGAATGGCACTTATTCGTTTGTGCTGCGCTCTTATGTCACCGGCTCTGTATCGGACGCTAGAACCGTAAACCAAAGCGACTGGAATGGTGACAAGCTCAATGGTAACGGGGCATCAGGTTATACGCTTGATCCTTCCAAAGCGCAGATTCTATGGATGGACTTTGAGTGGTTGGGTGTTGGCTCTGTTCGTTGCGGGTTCATCATTAATGGTGAATACATCACCTGCCACACGTTCAACAATGCCAACGAGATCACAAACGTTTACATGACCACAGCGATCCTGCCGGTCAGGTATGAGATTGTTACCACTTCTGCGGTTGCGGCATCGATGAAGGCAATTTGCTGCTCGGTGGTATCAGAGGGCGGATTTGAGCAGACATCGATTGATCATGTGGCTCGGCGCACCTCAGTGCTGGCAAGTATTGGCAACACGTTCCTGCCCTTGGTATCGATCCGGTTAGCATCGTCTCGTCTTGGGTCTGTTGTTCTACCAAATCGAGTACAGGTGCTGCCAACCACAAGCCAGAACTACGAAGTGGCGCTGATCAAGAATCCAACTCTGACGGGCGCTTCTTGGTCTGCTGTACCCACGGACTCCAATGTTGAGTTTGATGTTGCTGCCACAGCAACAACTGGCGGGTCGGTTGTACAAACGGATTACACGACCGCTTCTGCTGCCGGAGGGACACCAGGACTGGCTGCTGCAACGGGGTACAACTTTGATTTGCAGTTAGGTGCTTCGATTGCTGGGGTGAGTGACATTTACACAGTGGCAATCAGAACTGTTTCTGGTGCAACAACTGGCGATGCTGTTGGATCGCTGTCGTTTTATGATCTGACCCAATAAGTTTAAACGCCCGCAAGACTAGTCATGAAACCTCTTGGGATCCATCACCACTTCGCAGATGGCGTTTACGCCAAAGAGATGCGGATTCCTGCTGGGCATTGGGTGACCAAGCACTTGCATGACTACGACCACATCAGTATTTTGGCGCAGGGGATGGTTGTGGTTGAGGTTGATGGGGAATCCATGTTTTACAAAGCACCAGCCTGTATAACTATTCCCAAAAACTGCAACCACAAAATCTCCGCTCACACAGATTCCGTGTGGTACTGCATCCATGCAACCGACGAGACAGATCCGGGGAAAGTGGATCAGGACCTTATTAAGGAGACGGTGTAATGCCTCCGAGTGATTATGGGCCTAGTCCCTTTCATGACACCCCGGCAGAAGTTGTCCCAGAGCCCCCCCGTGCGGATCGCTTTACGCGAGAAAATTCTCTAAATAAATCTGCTCAAAAAATCTACGACCAGCTTGTAGATCAGCGGGATCGTATTGCCAAGGTTAATCCAGAGTTTGCAAACAAACTATATGGACCTCATTCTGACCTGACGGCAAATGAGGGTATGGTGCTGATGGCTCAGGAGCTTGCTGAGTCGGGCATCACGGACATATACAAAGTTGACAAAGGAACTCAACAAGTCCCTCTTACTTTGATACCCGGAGGATACGACCCTGAAGTTGGTTCCACATTGGATAGTTTTATCGATCCTCGTGGGAACTATGTTGATTCGTCGGCAGTCAAGCAAGACAAAGACGGGAACTATTACTTTGAAAAGTCCGGATATGTAAACACTGAAACCGGAGAACCACTAAAGGTCGATCAGTACGGCGAATATCAAGGCAAGGAGAACATTCTTCAAAGCCGAGGTGCTGCTAATCGCATCAAGATTGGATACGGACTAGATTTCATTGACGATGTTCCGACCTACTTCCAAACGGCTTACAAGGAACCGTCGAGTTGGAAAAGGGCTACCAATGCTTTTTACTCCAACCCATTGCTTGGGGTTGCCGCTTCTCTTATCGGTGGCCCTATAGCTGGAGCACTGGTAAGCGGAGCCAAAGCAGCATACGGCCCAGGTGATTTTGGTGATGCGTTAAAAGCAGCGGCGCTGTCGTATGGCACCTCGATGGCGCTTCAGAACTTGCTGCCCAGCACTCCAACTTTTGATCCATCGTCAGCCCTTGAAACACAGTTTGCCCTGCCCGGAATGGAGTTTTCCAATCTTCCGGTTCCAAGTTGGAATACCGGCTATCCCGGCTCTCCTGAACAGGCGATGTCGGATTTTGGTGCGGACTTAGGCTACAACCCAAACCTACCTCCCGGCGAATCGGGTATTAAACAGATCATTGCAGAATCTGCCGGGGCGGAGATGTTTGCGCCTCCTGGTGCCGGGTATGACCTTGGCTATGCGCTAAATGAAGTTAACCAACCGTTTACACCAGAACCGACTCTTGATCCGACTCTTGGAGATCCCACTGCTGCTCGTGGTGGGATGCCTGACCCTGCTTCTGGAGACCCATCACTTGGAGATCCCACGGCTGGTTATGGCGGGATGCCTAAGCTCAGTCTATCGGATCAACTATCAATTGCGGGCATGACAGCAGGCGCAGGAATCAAGGCTCTTCTTAGCAATCCTGTCGGTCAGTTTATCGCCGGAAAAGCATTGCAAAACCTGCTTGGCGGAGGGTCACAGAGCATACAAATGCCGGGTGGAGCAGGAAGCGGGATTGCACAGCCATCCGTACAATATGCACAAGTTCCAGAGTTTGATGTAACCAAAGAATTCTCACCGACACTGTACGCAATGCGTCAGCAGGGAGCAAAATCATGACTGAAAAATCATTAACTGAATTGTTGTCAACCACCCCCAGTCCGGAATGGAATACAGGTTATCTCTACACAACGTCAGTTGATCCGGGGACATTGGCTACGGATGCATCAAAAACCGGAGATTGGTCAAAAATCTTTGGCAAGCTCGGGGACTTTATAACCAGTCCTCAGGGCATCATTACTCTGCTCGGCACAGGGCTTGGGATGTCTAGCTTTGGTCAGCCCCAGGGTGGCGGATGGCAAGGCACTATCCCGACCAACATCACGGCAACCCGTGAGCGCAAGCCAATGCCTGTTTACACGCCATATCAGCGATCAACTGCTCCGGTGATGGGTCAGCGTTATTTCACTGACATCAAGTTTGATCGTCCTGCCCCTCCTGCACCAACTGAACCTGCTCCTGAAACAGACGCGCCTGTTACGACTAACGCACAAGGCGGTCTTCTAAGTCTTGCAGAAGGGCGTTACCTTCGCGGCAAGACTGATGGCATGGCAGATGAGATTCCCTCGTCTATTGATGGCAAACAGCCTGCTGCCCTGTCTCATGGTGAGTTTGTCATCCCTGCGGATGTGGTGAGTCATCTTGGCAATGGGAACTCTGATGCAGGCGCAGAGGTTCTGTACAAGATGATGGACAGGGTTCGTCAAGCGCGGACAGGAAACAAAAAGCAAGGTAAAGAAATCGATCCGGAGAAGTTCACTCCCGGCGGCATAGCTGCTTATGCAAAAGGTGGTGCAGTGCAACGGTTTCAGACTGGAGGAGCGCCTTCTTCTGGGGTAACCACTACCGCTCCCGCTGGTGTCACAACCTCCATGCCGACCGGCAATGTGACCCAAGGAAATCTTTCCAACTGGATTGGTGATTTTGCCAGCGACTACCTCGGTCGAGGAATGGCCCTGTCAAAAGAGCCTTATCAGGCCTATGAAGGTCCGCTGACCGCAGGATTGAGTCCAATCCAACAACAGGCGTTTGGAGCGGCAGAGAAGATTGGCGGGACACAGTTTGATCCCAGCAAGTTCATGAACCCGTATCTTCAGAATGCTTTGCAGCCACAGCTTGCAGAATTGGATAGGCAAAATCAGATCAATC